GTTGTCAATCCAAGTGGACGTACCAGTATCGTAGAACAACAATGCGCCATCAGCGGGTGTCGTAATGTTAGTATCTGTAAGTTCTGCCAATGTGTCGGCTGAAGCAACCTGTGAATCAACGTAAGCCTTTACAGATTGCTGTGTAGGAATAAGAGTGGCACTGTCAGACGCCATGTTGTCTTCATCAACAAAGGCTGTAACAGTAATTGAACCATCAGACAAATTACCAAATGTAACTGTGCCTGTGGTGTTTAGAGATGTTGGTGTTGTGCCGATCTCAATAACCGTACCGCCAGAATCTTCTGAGTACAGCCGCTTATTGGTCAGGTCTAATGCTGGTTCGCCTTGGACTAGATCACCAGCCAAAGGCGCTCCTGATCCATTCTTTAGCTTAATCGTGGTTGCCATAACCTACTCCAAGAAAAACAAACAAAGGAAAAGGGGGCCGAAGCCCCCGAAGGATTTAGGCAGATGGTACTGCCAGTACAAAACCCGCTTCTGGGCGATACACTTGAACACCATAAAGGGTGTCGGCTGTGTACAGAGTAGACAAATACTCTTGCTTGTACTGCGTTTGCGAACGAACAGCCATTTGCTCAGCCATGATAACAGCCTCTGAGTGGAACAACAGAGCCGCGCGAGTGTCAACGGATGAAGCAGTGTTGTCGGCAGCGGCCTCAATAGTTCTGCAATTAGCGGAAACGTAAACGTCTACACCATACAGATTGCCAATTAAGCCATTGTTGACTGTTCCGCCTGACACAAAGTCAGATGACACATATCGATCAATACCCATAATTGCATTGCGCGTTGCGGGCGGAATGATCAGATTGCGACCTTCCATCGGTACATTGTTGTCATCCATCTTCTGGATCATGTCGCGGAAAAAAGCATCCGTAAAATCATCACCAGCTACCAGAGTGTCATCAGTGTACTGAGTGGTAGTACCGTTATCATTAAAGAAACAGCCAGTGTGCTGGTAGTCAGTTTCAGCGGGGCTAAACACAATAGCACCACCATCACCAAAACCAGTACCAGCCGCGTGAAGGTCATTATCAACCTTAACAGCCAAAGCATAACCAGCGTCTTCAGTGTAAAACTGACGCAAAGAAGACAAGGCCTGCACTTCTACGATGTCTTCAATTAACCGCGAGTATTCAAAGTGCCGATTAATAGTAACCTGCAACTCTGACTCAGTGTTTGCGATAATAGTTACCGCAGTATCTGCCGCTTTAGCATTGGCATCGCCGCGAGTAGGCTTAGGGATATGAATAACGTCACCCTTCTTGCCAGACATAGCTAAACGCTTGACAAGGGGTGCCATCTTCAAGTTCTTTTGATAGGCGGCAATAATTTCATCCGACCAAATTTCTGGTACAAATGTTGCCGCTTCTGTTAGGGCGGTATTACCGCCCGCGCCGGGGTAAGTTGCTGTAGCCATGATAGTTCTCCTTTAGGCTATTTAACTCGACCCTCCGCATATGCTTTTAATATCTCATCAGATAAAGCGTTGTAACGGTCAGGGTCAGTTTTCATAAGTTTAATAATGTCAGCACGACGATAAGTTTTCTTACTTGACCTTTCCGCTGTTCCACGGGCATTGCCTGTTGCGGCAGACTTCACTGCACTTTTACGACTCGCGCGCTCTGCTATTGCAGTTTGCTGAACTATATTGCTTCGTTCTTTCCAAAGCGAAAATAGCTCATTTGCCGAGTCATAGTCATACGCTTGATCTGCATTTACAAACAATTGCGTTCTAACCTTTGATCCTTTTATCCATTCAGCAAATTTAGGATCTTGCAAAACCTCATCCATATCAGGGTGATGTGATCTTAATTGAGCAAGAGTGGCCTGTTGTTTGTACTGTTTAGTGTACGTTTCTGCCTCTTTGATTTTAGGATGATTGTCTATAGCCCGATTAACAGCACTTTCCGGGTCAACAAAAAAATCAACATCAGTTGTGTTGCTATCTTCTTGCTGTGTTTCAGGTGCTTGCTTGTTGTCGAGTTCTGTCTGAATGTATCCGTCAACCAATCTTCGCAGTTCGCCTACTTCCGTACTCTGTTTGCCTGAAAACTTCTCAAGCTCTTGGTTCATCTGCACTAAATCTTGTACAGACTTACCACGATACTTTTCTGGAATATCAAAATCTTGGGGCTTGTCCTCTACCGGAGCCTCAATAGATTCCTGCGCTGTGTTCTGCAAAGCATCAGTAGACTCTTCATCTTGACGCTCATCAATAATTGTCGCTCTTGACATCATTTAAACTTATTCCGCCTAATGGTTATGGAATTACTGGGCTTGACTCTCCTCTCGTTGAGCTTCCCGTCCTCGTCGTCCAGCCGCTTCATGTTCTCGTACCCACCTCATGTGCCTGCCGGGGAAATCCCCAGTAGACCCATCCAGCACGAAATTTGATGCTGAGACGATCTTTCTAGCATTAGCGCCACATCCGCACCTAATGGCTGTGGTTCCGCCTGCTACAAACTCTTCAAATATATGACCGTTTTCACAACGAAAGTCAAATATCTTCATTATCTTTTTCTAGCTCCGCAAAACTAGCTTCTATATTAGATTCAAAACTTAACAAATAGCCTAAAACCTTTAACTGTCCTTTGCGAATAAAGAGATCTTCTTGATCTTTTGTATTCTCAACGCTATTAATCAACAGTGCATTTTGTTTTAGCTCTTCAATTAACTGCTTCCATCCTTCATTTCGAAACAGGTCAAAGTACTTGCCGTAATAATCTTCTATTTCTTTGTCCATAGAGGCCATAAGGTTATCTCAAAACTGCCTTTTATATCTTTAAGCAATAAACGTCAAGCCTTCTTGGTTTTTTTACGCCTTCGTCCCGACGCTGTTACTGCATATTTAATTGGTTTTGGCCCGGTTTTCTTTCGCTTAGCGGCCTCTTTTTCTGCTTTTGTCATTTTTGCCGCTACTTTTTTGGGTCGGCACGCAGGATATGGGCGGTCTGAATCTTTAGCTTTCTTACGACCACATTTTTTTCCGGTCTTAATATCAACCCACTCTTCTTTAAACCACTTTGTTAAGCCGCCTTTAGACTTAGACATAAGTACCGCCACGTTTTTTATACTCACGCACCAGCCATGCATTAGCGTAGGCGCTGGGGTATACGTCAAACTTTTTTTTAGCCTCAACTTTTACGCGAGCATATAACGCTTTGTTTTTAGGCGTTGGACTGCTCTTTTTTTTAGGCTTAGTTTTTTTAGCTGGCACTACTTTTTAACCTTTTTTTTCTTTTTCTTTGGCTTTGTCGAATACGCACCGCTTCCATAACCCATGACAACCTCCTACTTACCCTTGTGAACTTTCTGAACTTTAAATTCAGCAGACGCTGAAGCGCCCTTGTGGGGCTTAAAACCATCCGCAGGATTTTTCATTAAGTTATACGTCTTGCCAGACTTCATCCAATGATAACCTTTTGGCGCTTTAACTTTCATTTTTAATAGCCTTATGCATTGCTTTTTGCCTGTTGCAAGCGTGACATTCGCCGCAAATTAAAAAACCTGCCGGTGTTTCTTTAGGCTTTCTACACGACCAATATAATTTACGCAACTCTTCGGGCATTGCAAAGTAAACACCAAGACTCCGCTCAAGAGGCGTTTTGCTCATATAATCAAACGGAGCCGCCCATACAGGCTTATTTGGTTTATTGATAAATAAAGCAGAAAGAATGCTATATGCTTCTGCGCTTTCCTCCTTGCTCATATTGTAATCACCCGTAAACACAGCGGCAACAGGCTCTGCCATTGTAGAAATTACTCGTCCAGCTTGAAATAAAGCTAAAGACATATCTCTTCCGCCGGGATATTTGGCTTTGTATGAATAAATACAAGATGAAAATTCAAACGGCCTTTGATGTTTCCTAAGCCAAGTAATGCTTGATTGAATAGCATTCGCCTCAGCCTTATAGCGGCCCTCTGAATTATCCAAGTGGACTGAATGAATATGTACCTCATGCTCGGTGTGCTCAAGCAAGCTCCAAGCAAGAGATACGCTATCCATTCCCCCAGAATACATAACGATTACTTTTTCTTTTTTTCGTCTTAATAAGCGGTGATACGTTAATGCTGTATCAATGGCTTCCTTTGATTTGAGTTTGTACTTCTGCTCAAGATCAGACACTGCAACTCCTTTGTTTGATAATTACCACTTTTTACATGACCAGTATCTAGCCGTTAACTTGCTTGGCGGGTCAGTATCGCATTTATGCCTAGCTCTAAATGACTTCCGCCTAGCAGGTTGATCTTTCTTAATTGTCATTTTGGCATCGCCAAACCTAATCGTTTTGGTTTTGTCTCCCTGCTTCGCTACTACCACAAACTTTTTCGTCGGGTGCTTCGGGGTTCGTTTCGGCTTGTTGTAACCGCTTACGCCCGCGCGTGCCAGCTTTGGGTCTTTTTTCGTACCCATCAAGCCTCTCCTCCAATTTGTCTAATTGCGTTTTCAAGTCCTTGAGGCGTTGGCCCTGCTCCTTGAATGCGTCGTTGACTTGGCTGAACAGGCTGTTGAGTTCCGTTTGTGTCATTAACATTTTGCGATTTAGCCTCCACTTGGCGCTCTTTAATTAACCTATCTGCTACTTTTAACCGCCGCTCAAACTCTTTGTCTTCTTGGTCGCCTTCTTTCAAGTTTCTAGTAACAGCATTTACCAAGTCAATTTGCAGTTCTTGCGGGGCCATTTGCGACTCAACTGCAAGCTTGCCTGCTCTGGCCTGCGATTCTGCGGCCTGACCATTCAAGGCGGCAGTCTGACTTTGTTGCAATTCTATTTGCGCCTGCTGAGCCATCATTGCCATTTGTTGAGCCTGCGGATTAGGCTGTGATGCTTGTTGCATTGCCGCAATTAATTCTTCACGGTTGCTAAGATTCATATTATCAATAATGCTTTGAATCAACACAGGGTATAGAGGGCTGTCCTGCTTCATTGTCT